CGTGCAGGTCGGCCCCGCGCAGGTCGGCCCAGCGCAGGTCGGCCCAGCGCAGGTTGGCCCCGCGCAGGTCGGCCCCGTGCAGGTCGGCCCAGCTCAGGTCGGCCCAGCTCAGGTCGGCCTCGCGCAGGTTGGCCTCGCGCAGGTCGGCCCCGTGCAGGTCGGCCCAGCTCAGGTCGGCCTCGCGCAGGTCGGCCCGCACGCCACCCTCCGCTCCGGTGCGCCACGCGGCGTGCAGCCGCAGGATCTCCGCGAGTCGAGCGGCGTCCATCACCCCACCGTCTCCGGCCCGCCCGGCTCCGGCTGCGGCGTCGGGGCCGGCTCGTCCTCGCGGCAGTCCTGGAACGGCACCGCGCCGTCGTGGACGCACTCGCCGATGCAGAGCACGCCGCCGTGCTGGCCAGCGTGCAGCTCGACGGTCGTCTGGTCCACGCTCCCGTGGCCGGCCGCCTGGCACAGCTCCTGGAGGTTCTCGGCGCACTCCTCGATCGTGTCGAGGTCGTCGCAATCGACCCACCATGGCAGCCACGGCGCGGGCGTGAGCACGCCGGAGCGCCCCCCCGCTGGCACGAGCACGCCGGCCCGCACGGTCGGGACGGCCGCTCGCGCGGTCTCGACCGCCGCTCTCGTGTCGCGCCGCTCCGCGCCCTGCGCGTCGGCCGCGTAGAGCACGACCAGTGCGAGCAGCGTCGCCATGAGCGCGACCGCGCCGCCGAGCGCGATGGTCAGGATTCTCGGCGCCGTCCGGTAGTCGATTCTCTCTCGCATCGTCAGCTCCTCCACGGGCGCGAACGCCCGGCAATTGCACCGGCCGTCATGGCCGACGCCCCAACAACGAGTCGCAGTGCAGGCGTCCCGGGGTGGTTGCGGAATCTGAATCTCACGGCTCCACCTCCCCGCGCTCGACGGCCACGACCTCGACTTCGACGGCTCTATCGGCCCCGACGACCCCGAAGCTGCTGTCCAGAATCATGCACCCAGGCGTGCCGTCGTAGATGCCTAACCACCCCCTCCGCAGCACCCGCCGTGCCGGCTGGGCGGCCTGCGCGCGCAGGACCAGGACGGGGCAGGGGCCGTCGTTGTCGCGGCCCAGGAAGTGCGTCACGCTGTCCCACGTTTCCCCGACCGCGTCGCACGCACCGCAGCGGTAGTGCGGCGGGGACTCGTCGTCGCAGAACCACAGGCGAATGCGCTCCTCGCTCATCACCTGAAAGTGTCCGGCCCCGGTCTCGCACCGGGATGTTGGAAAGCCAGGGCTCTTGGAGGCCGTCACCCCTTCGCCGCGGGTGCTAGCGGGGGCGGTCGTAGCCGCGAGAGTTGTCCCCTGGCCCGCTGCCCTGTCAGCAGCCGCACCGGACGCGAACTCCACTCCCGAGAAGTAGCCGCGGGCGATCTGTACGAGTAGCGGCTGATCGCGCGTGCCGAATGTGTCGTGGTCCGCGATCTTCCGCAGCGCCCGCTCGGCGGCGGCGAGGCGGCCGTACAGCACGTCGGCGCGCTCCACCTGCGACTGCATTTCTCCCATCAGACTGGCCCGCGTGACGTCGCGGATGCGGTCGCGTTCGGCGCGTAGTAGCGCGATGTCGCGATCTAGCTCCTCTTCCCGTGCTGCTTGCCCCGACAGCACCCGCGCCAGCTCGGCGCGCAGCCGGGCCCCTCGACGCGGTGCCAGCTCGGTGGCCACTGGCCTTGACGCTCCAGCTCGGCCTTGATCGCTACTTCGATCGCCTTGTTTAGCGCTGCTCCGTCCACGCCTGCGAAAAGCGGATCTTCGCTGGTCGAAGAACCACCCACTCGGCCACTCGACTCGCGCGCACCGGCCGATCCAGGACAGCTCGTTCGAGCGTGCGTACTCGATCGCCTGCTCGCGCGTTTCGAACGTCGCGGAGAGCGTCCACCGCTCGTCATCGTTGCTCGCCGCCCACCGCCCGTGTAGGTCAGCCATTCGTGTCCTCCTCGGCCAGCCCGGCCGCGCAGGTACGATGCGTCGCCCAGCCGCGCTCGTCTAAGACCAATGTGGCGGTCCCTGGCGTGATCTCGTTGTCGCAGACCCAACACAGCGGCCCGCAGGTGTCGCCGCAATCAAAGCCGCAACGCGGGCACGGCGGCGGCGAATCGGCCGTCTGCTCGCGCTTGACCTTCCGTTTCGCCATCTACTCCTCCAGCCCGGCCGCGATCACCGCGGCGCGCATCCTGGCCCGCCGCACGATCTCGCGGACCACGCGTTCGAACTCGTCGATGTCCCCCCGCTGGCTGTCGGGGCGGCGACGGTCCAGCCTCCACTCGTCCGGGTGCAGCTCGTCCGCGACCGCCCAGGACGGGATCGTGACTCGGTGCGTCATTCGTTCTCCTTTACCGCCGCCGCCGACTCGGACGGCACCAGCCCGCGCCCACCACACGGCCCGCACGGGTCCCACTCCCAGCCGTCCCCATCGGTCGCGCGGCGAATCTGTCCCTCGCCGAGGCAGTGACCGCAGAGCGCCCAGCCGCACGCGGGGCAGCGGAAGGTCGCGCCGCTGATCGGGCCGACGTGCTGTCGCGTTCCGTGGCAGGTCGAGCAGGTCACGGCTCACGCTCCGCGCCGAGCGTCACCAGCACGTCCGCGGCGGTCGCGTCGAGGTCGCAGCCCTGGCGGCCCGCGACGAGCACCAGCACGTCGAGCACCGCGCACAGCACCTGCGCGAGGTCGCGCGGCGTGATCTGCTGCCGGTCGTTCACGAGCGTCGCCATGCGGTGACGCACCGCGAGCGCGAACTCGCGGACGGTCGTCTCGTCGTTCACCGCGCCACCGACGTGCTGGCGCGCTTGCGCGAGTCGAGCCAGGCGTCCAGGTCGCGGACGTCGTAGCGCACGACGTTGCGCGCGTGCTTGATGAACCGCGGGCCACCGCCGACGCGCCGGTAGTGCTCGAGCGTGCGCGCCGAGAGGCCGACGTAGCGCGCGGCCGCCGCGGAGTCCATCACGCGGGGCCCGTCGCTCACGACGGCTTCTCGTGGCTGCCCCGCGACGCCACGCGGGCGCCCGCAATGGAGCGAGCCTCGTTCGGCGTGATGGCGCCGGATCGCAGCATGTCGCGCATGGCCTTCATCATCCGTCGACGCCTGAACTCTCGGAACACAGCAACGAGCGCGAGGCCGTGACAGACGCCGGCTGCCCATGCGCCACAAACCAAGAGCACGATGCCCGCGGTGCTCACGACGACTTCTCCGCCGCCTCGATCGCCGCCAGCTCGCGCCCCATCTCCTCGCGGGTCAGCACCTGGACGTCGCGTTCGGACGGTCGATCGACACCACGAGCAGAGCGCCGGCCGCAGCGCAGGCAGGTCGCGAGCAGCCGCGTCGCGGCCGCCATCGCGGCGACGTCGAGCTGTTGGACCTCGGCCTTCGTCGGCCGGGTCTCCTCGTCTCCAGATACAGCCGCCCCCCGGAGCGCCGGCGTAGAAGCGTGTGGGCGCGTCAGGCGACGACGCCCCGGGGGACCGCATGGTGATTTGATTCGCGCCCACGCCGAGAACCTACACCCCGGGGCGCTCGGGGTCAAGAATTATTTTGCGGGGCGGCGCGACCCGCGGTATATTGCCGGCGTGCCAGCCAAGCCCAGCCCTCGGGAGCGCCGCAAGCGCCTCGGCCTCACGCTGGCCCAGGTCGCTCGAGCGCTCGGCGTCTCGGTCTCCTCGGTCCAGTCCTGGGAGGTCGGCCGCCACAGGCCGTCCGCGCAGGAGGCCGACCGCTGGGCAGCCTGGCTCGGGACCCAGGAGCGGCGACGGATCCGGGATCTGAGCCGGGGCTCGACGGCGGGCTAGGCCGGCTGGTTGATCTCCGGGATCTCCGGCGCCACGCCGAAACGCTCGACGCTGTAATCCCTGAGCCGCGTCACGCCTTCGTAGTCGTCCATGACCGCCGCGATCTGCCTGCGAATCAGGTCCGCCAGCTCCTCGCAATCGAATAGCGGGAGCTGCTTCCAGACCGGGCCGCTCGTATCGGCATCGTCGTCTTCCTCTCCTGGGCCGGCCGGGTACGCGAACCGGAGTCCCGGGAGGGCGCCAGCCACGCCGCGCTCGTGCAGCGCGGAGCGGCAATCGGCCATCATGCCCTGACGGGCGAAGCGCAAGCGGTCGGCCTCGGCGTAGATCCCGCGGTCGCAGCACAGCTCCACGAGCGCCGCGATCTTGACCCCGCCTGATTCCACGAACAGGTCTCGAATCTGCTGCCGTCTCGGGGCCTGCGACATTCAATCCTCCTTGCGCGCTTCGGCGATGAGCCGGTCGAGCTTCTCGACAAGCGCGGCGTGCTTCTTGCATTTCTCCAGCTCTCGGCGGATCCCGGTCAGCGCCAGCACGCACCGGTGCGGTTCCCGGGGTAGCCGCGCGGCCATGGTGAGCGCGGCGCTGTTGTCCTCCGGGTCGGCGCTCTTGGCGAGCCCGTAGATTTCAGCGCGCTGGCCGGCGTCCATCGCGCCGAGGTTCCCGAGCGTCTTGATCGCGCTTTTCGGCGGCACGCCCGGCTGGTCGATGAGGACCGCGACGGCCTTGTGCTCGGCTTTCGGGATCGCCTCCATCTTCTCGCCAGCCTCCAGCACGGTGTACTGCTTCCACGGCTCTTTCTGCATGAACGGGAAGCGCTCCGCGATCGCGACGTGGGATTCGAGGCGCTGCTGTCCGGCCTTGCTCACGCCCGTTCGCTTCTCGATGTCCCGTTTTGATCCGGGCTTCTTCCGGCTCTTACGCTTCCCCGACGAAGTGTCCCGGGCCGGGACACTTTCCGCCTCCGCTCTCGCCTCCGCCTCCGCCTGCCGGATCTCCGCGAGACGTTGCCGGCTGGACTCGTAGTCGGCCAGGGCAAGCCGTTGCTCGTTCTCGTCGAGCTCGATCGATCGCAGGTCGTCGTCGCTCATGCGCTCGACCCGGCGGGCCGGGATCTTCTCCCACCCGAGCTGTCGGCACGCTTCCAGCCGCCTGGCCCCGGCCACCAGGGCGTTGCCGTTTCGGACGACGATCGGGTGGATGATGCCGTGGGTCTCGATGCTGCGCTTGAGCGATGCGAGGCTCCCGAGCCTCGCCCGCCGCCGCTCACCAATCACGATGGAGTCGATCCGGATCGATTCGACCGGGGTGGTAGGATCCATGGTAGCCCTCCAGCGGTCGGCGCCGCTTGCGGGTCAGGGGCGGCGGTCTTCACGGGCCGCCGTCCCGAATCATACCACACCGCCCACGCGCCCCCAGGAGCCCTCCGTCCGGCGGACGCCCCGAGGCATGGACGGAGCGCCCGGACGCGCGCTGCGACCCACGGGCGCGGTCGCGCCACGCCTGCGGAGCCCCCGGGAGCGTGTCAGCCGTGACACACCTGTAGGAATTGGAGGCTACGGGGCCGACGCGATAGCGAAAATACTTGCGCGACCGAGCGAATAATGCTTGCGCGCGCGCTAGCGTGGGGGTATATTGGTGGTGCAGAGAGACAGCAGCCCGCGCCCCGGGGAACAGGGGCAGGAGGACGACGATGAGCGAGACGTGTCACGTGTGCGGGGCAGTGGGCGAGCTGGCCGCGACGCCGCAGGGCGAGCTGGTCGAGGACGGCCTCGTGGTCGGGAGCGTGCCGGAGGGCTCGACGATCCTGCTCGCCGACGTGCGCGGCGGTAGCGGAGAGCCGGTCTGCGCGGACTGCACGGCCGCCGCCGAGGAGCAGCGATGACGGTCGCGGCCGCCGCCGAGGCGCTCGGCTGCTCGGAGCAGTACGTGCGCCAGCTCCTCGCCGCGGGGCGCCTCCGCGGGAAGCTCCACGGCGAGGGGCACAACCGTTTCTGGGACGTGCGACCGGGACCGGACGGCCGGCCGGTCGTGCGCAAGTCGAAGCGGGGGCGGGGGAGGCCGCGGAAGCGCGCCGGCTGACCGGCTACGCGCCGCCCTTCGGCCGCCACGGCCAGCCCTGGCGCTCGACCGCGGCCAGGAAGCGCCACACGAGGAACACGCCACCCGCGACCGCGACCGCCTGCCAGCCGTGCGCGAGCAGCCGCTCCGCGAGGTCGCCGACGTCCGCGGCGGTCCAGCCGGCGGCGAGCATCACCCGGCCCGCTTCCGCTCCGCGTGTGGCCGCTCGCCGGTGAGCTTGTGCGGCTTGCAGAGCAGGCAGCCGGCGCGGCCAGCCTTAGGTCGGCGTCGCTTGTGCTTGCGTGGCTTGCCCATCACCGCCTCCCCAACCGTACCGCCCCGAGCGCCGCGACGCGCCAGCGGTCGGCCCGGTAGTCGGGACCGTCCACGTAGATCGTAGCGGGGTCGAGCGCGAGGTCGGCGTCGACCGCCACGCCGAAGCGCCGGCCGGCCCGGTACCAGGTCGCGCCCGCCCTCACACCCGCCTGGTCCGCCTCCGCCCACGGGCCCGCGCGCAGTTCGAGCATGGAGCGGAGCGGCGGCCGGGCCTCGCCGAGCTGCGCCTCGAAGCGCACGTCCGGCACCGGGACGCCCACGCGCTCCGCGTGCCAGCCCGGGCCCTCGGCCCGGCAGCTCCATGTCGCGCGGGCGAAGACCTCGCCGCCCGCCTCCACGCGCTCGACCACGCAGCCGACGCCCTCGACGCCGCCGAGCGTGACCGGCCCGGGGTCGCAGGCCGACTCGACGGTACGCACGACCTCGACGCGCTCGCCCGGGACCGGGACCTCGACGCGCTCCACGACCCGGACGTGCCGCACGACCTCGACCGGGACCTCGACCGGGACGCGATCGACGATGCGCCGCTCACGCCAGCGGTCGCGCACCAGGACATTCCGCGCGTCGTCGGGTAGCGGCTCGACGCCCCTCCGCTGGTCGTGCCAGGCCCACGCGCCGACGCCCGCTGCGGTCAGCAGGAGCGCGGCGAGGAAGCCCTGGCGCCGGTAGCGCCATCGGTCACTCATGGCGCGGCTCCGGAGCGATATCGTCCAGCGGGACGAACGACGTGGACCACGCGATGATCGCCTGCTCGCCGTCCTTGCCGCTCGTGGTCCCGATGAACGTGCCGGTCGCCCCGCTCGGGACGTGCAGCACCCGCTCTCCTATCCGCGGCCACTGGTTGCTCACGTCCTACCTCCCGCCCGCGATTTCCTCACCAGCCACCGCGGCCGGTAGAGCCGCGGGTCCGGTGCACCACCTGGCCGCCAGCCGAGGAGCCCCGCGGGCTCGCGCAGCCGGCAGCACCGGCAGGTCGGGACCCCGCGGCCGACGGTACCATCGTCCCGCACCGGCTTCCCGCACGCGGTCGCGTCGCCCTCGGGCCAGCCGTGCCACGCCTGCGTGCGCGCGAAGCGTACCAGCCGGCGGGTTGCGCCACCCCGCGTCATCACCGGACCCACGAGACGAGCGCCGCCACGCCGCCGAGCAAGAGCGCCGCGAGCACGATCGCGGCCAGCCAGCCGAGCGCGTCGCGGACCATCCGGATGCAGCGCATCAGTCCCGCCTCGCGCGTCGGTACAGCGGGAGCAGCACCCCGCGCCAGTTCCACGCCGCGGCCGCAAGCTGCAACGCGCCCGCGAGCCAGTACGACCAGTCGGGCGCGTGCGAGACGAGCAGCAGCGCGTAGCCCGCGACCTTCGCGACCAGCAGCCCGCGGTCGCCCATCCGCTTGACGAGCCACCGCGCGACCGGGTTCGCCTCGCGCGCTCCGCGGTCGAGCGCTCGTTCCGTCGTCCAGCCGTCGGCCGCCGCGCCGATCCAGTAGAACAGGTGCGGGAGCATCACTCGCCCCCGCCGTTCTTGGCGCGATGCTCCTGCGCGTTGCCCCAGACGATCACGCCGAGGCCGGTCGCGAGCGACGTATTGAGCGCCGCGAGCCCCGCCATGTTGCCGAGGTCGAGCGGCTCGGCCTCGTGGATGCCGTAGGCCGAGAGCGCGGCACAGCAACCAAGGTAGATGACGCCGAGCGAGAACTTGCGCCGCCCGCCGCGGGTCAGGTAGTCGAGCATCTCACTGCCCTCCGTTCATGAGCAGCCAGGACGCGGCGACGGAGCCGGCCACCGCGAGAATCGCGGTCACGATCAGCTTGCGATTCGACTGCACCTGGTCGACCTCGGCGCGGATCAGCGCGATCTGCACCTGGATCCCGTCCTTGCCGGTCAGGTTGCGGTGCATCTCGTCCACCTTCTCGCAGACCGGCTTCATCCGCTCCGCGAGCGTGTTGACCGCCATGGCGAGGTCGGCGAGCGTCGTCTTACTCGTCGCCATCAGATCCTCGATCACGCGCGGCCTCGATGCGGCGCAGCGTCTCCTCGGAGCGACGGTCCATCTCGCGGAACGTCGGCAGCATCCAGCAGGTGCAGCCCGCGAGCGCGATCGACGCGAGCGCGGCGCAGAGGCCGGCCGCCAGCACCAGCTCGGGGTGACCGAACGCCGTCGAGGTCGAGCGGACGATCGACGAGACGCCGATCGCGAACAGCGCGACCGAGAACACGCGCGAGAGCGACGTGTAGGGCAGCCCCGCGGGGTACCAGCGCATCGCGTGCGCGAGCGCCCAGCCGGTCACCACCAGGCCGAGCCCCACCACGCCGTCGAGCGCGCGCATCAGCCACCAGACGACATCCGGCAGCGCGTCGGGGCGGATCATCGCGTCGTGCTCCACTCATGCCTCCAGAATCGCGCGGGCGGTCGCGATGTCAGCCTTCGATCTCGTCGATCAGGTCCGCGACGCGGTCGAGCCAGCCAGCCGCGAACACGGCTTGCGTTGGCGTGGCGGTGATGATGCGCCCGAACAGCCGCACGCGCTCCGTACAGGTGCGCACCGCGAGCCGGCGCACGTCCACGGACGCCACGGCCGCGAGCGTGACCGGCCCCAGCCGCCCGTCCACCTCCACGCCGACCGCGCGTTGCAGGAGTCGCGTCGCCCGCTCCGTACCGTGGTTCACGCCCGCGTCCACCACCACGCCACGCAGCGGGTCCGGCAGCGCGTCGAAGCCGGGGCGCACGATGTATTGCTCCGCGTAGATCGCGCGCGCCTCCGACTCCGGCATCGCGCGCACGTCGTCGGCCGTGACGGGACGGCCGCGCCACGCCGCCAGCGTCGCGAGCGTGATGCCGAATCGGGTAGGTCCGCCGCGGTCCGCCGGGTTGTCCACGTAGCCGCCCTCGCGGGCCAGGATGCTGTCGATGATCTCGCGGGTCGTCATGGCCCACACCCGATCCACGCCCGGTAGTTCGCTCCGTTGGCCCGGATCTTGATCCGACAGCCCCCGTCGTCTTCGTCGAGCGTCACCCCGCGCTTCGCATGCGCGGGCGTGAGCTGGAGCGCGTTCGCGAGCGCCGTCGCCCTAGCCTCGCACGCGGCGAAGGTCTCGCACGGCGCCGTGCACGGCTCGACACACGGGGTCGCCTGCCACCTCGCGGCCTGCCCCGGCTGCAGCGCCAGGACGGCGTCGCGTTGCTGCTGCGCCGTCGGGTCCTTGCCGAGGACGGCGAGGCAGTGCGTGCCATCGACGAGGCCGAGGTAGGTGCCCGACAGCTCGCACTTCGCCGGGTCGCCCTGCAGCGGGATGTCCCCCGCGCCCGGGTGTGCGTCCAGCCACGCGCGGGCCGCGATCGCGCCCGCGAGCCGGACCGGGGTCATCGGCCGCGGCTCGTCGGTGGTGCACGGCGTTGCCGTCGCGGCCGCCGCGCACGCGCCGGCGCGGAGAATCACGTACTCGTCGGCGGCGTAGGCCGCGGCGCACGCCGCGGTCAGCACGAACAACACGGTCGCCTTCTTCATCGCTCTGTCTCCTTGACTGCAAACTGCGCCTGCATCCATTCGGCCGCGCGCCACGGCAGGCCCCGCACGCGCCGCGCGGTGCTCTCCGTGTCGTGCATGCGCACCCACGCGTGACCGGGGTCGGCCCTGCACCGCAGCAGCACGCCGTAGGGCCGTCCGTCCTTCCGCACGTTGTACCGCGTGCCGTCGTTCAGCCGCGTCCGCGGGAACGACAGGCACCCGCAATGCGGGCAGGCGTGGACGTCCTCGCCCACGCCTTCCAGCTCGGCCGCGACCGTCGCGGCGACATAAAGCAGGCCGATCGCGACCACGGACAGTCCGATCGCCGTTGCCGTGCGCTCGGTCATAGCTGGTCGTCCACGGTGCAGCGCCACACGTTGGAGCCGTAGCAGGTGCAGTACCCGGAGTCGTCTGGCGGGATCGAGACCGACGCCCCCGCGCCCGCGCCAACGTCTCCGCCGGCGACGTTCGGGAACACCTGCGCCGTGTCGGCAGCGTCGTTGTTCATGATCGTGACCGCTTGGCCGCCCGAGAGCCCAGGCCCCGGGCACGCCGGCAGCTTGACCGCGTTGTTGGTCGCCGTCACGGTCGCCAGTTCGCAGTGCGTGCAGGCGAGTTGCGTCGCCGCGGCGAGCGTCGTGCCGTTCGCCGTGATGTTGGCCGTCACCCCGAAGAGGACGTCGCCCTGCAGTCGGACCCAGGTGCCGACATTCAGCGTGGTGTACGTCCCGAAGGCCGCGTTGAGATCCACGAGCGAAACGACGCGACGTCCGACGCCCCCGATGCCGGTGTCGAACAGCAGGTAGTCGACGTTGCCGAATCCGATCACCCCGTCGTAGCCCGAGATCGCGTCCGACACCAGTTCCCAGCGGGACTGCAGTGCGTCGAAGAGGACGCCGAAGTAGCCGCCATTCCAGTCCGGGCCTACGACGGAAGCCGTCGCAGTGACGGTCGCCCCAGCCAGGTCGCACGTCTCCCACAGCCCGGTCCCGAGGTTGCAGCACCAGTGCCGGCCCTCGTTGGCCCCGGCCTGCGGGTTCCCCATCCGCGCGCCGTCGGTCGCGCATGCGCCGGACGGGGGCGTGTCGGTCGTCTCCATCGAGCCGGTCTCGGCTGCGGCGAACGGCGACACGAGCGCCGCCAGGACGAGCGCCACCCCGACGAGTCGCGTCATGGCTCGCCGTCCGCCAGCTCTTTCCACGTGAACACGCTGAGGTCTAAGTTCCCAAGGCATGCCGCAATCTCCTCCGCGCGCCCGGCGCGCTTGCGCCTCCTGAGCGCTCCGCGGTAGTCGACCGTCGCGGCCGGATAGTCCGCCCCCGCCAGCGGCACCTGGCCGATGATCAGCGCGAGCGGAACGGTCAGCACCGTGATGTTGCCGATGCTCTGCGTCCCAGACCCGCTGATCTGCCACAGCTCCCGCTTCGCGTAGATCGCCCCGTCCGCGTCGACCAGGCTGTACTCGACCTCGTAGAACGTGTTCGCGGGCGACATCCCGTCGTTGGCCCGCAGCACCACCGCGGGACTCGCAAGCGCCAGGTCTCCGCCGTCCGGGACGTGGAAGACCTTGCGGCCGACGAGCTTGTTGCCGCTCTCGCTCGAGTTCTCGGAGAGCGTGGCCACGATCCGACCGGACCGCGGCCCGACGCCGCTCGGCAGCAGCACCTTCCCGATGATGGTCACGTCCGCCACGGCTCACCGCGCTCCCATCACACCGCGAAGCTACCGATCGTCTGCGGCGACGGCGTCGCCGGCACGCTCCACTGCTCCTCGAATCCGTGCGTCGCGCCGTCGGCATCGGTCAGCCGGTAGCTCGCCCGGTACTTGCGCGTGGCCGGCGTCAGGTCGGCCGTCGCGACGATCGTGAAGCCCGCCCCGGTCAGCACTCCGCCGTCCGGGACGTGGATCACGCCGCGACCGACGATCTTGTTGCCGGCCGCGTCCTTCGCGTTGCCGTCCAGCTCGTAGGTGATGGTCCCGGACGCCAGCCCCTGCCCGTTCGGCAGCAGGACCTGTCCGCTGATCTCGATCAAGGTCGCCACCTACCACCCCCCGGGAGCGCTACGCGACATAATTCCCACCTTGCCGATGTGGATTTCGGCGCGTTCCCACCTACCACCCCCCCGCGGCCGTCATGGCCGGCTTCTCGTCGAGCAGCTCGACGCATTCGAGGCGCAGCTCGTGACGCGCCCCGACGATCGTCTTCCCGCCCAGCGCGCGCGGAGACGACACGTCCGTCATCACGACCTTGCGGTAGGTGTGGCCACCGTCGAGCGACAGCTCGACGACGTGGGTCGGGTGCGCGAGCGCGGTCTCGATCTCGGCCAGCGCCGGGTGGTCCGCGATGTTGACGATGTCAAACGTCAGCCGGACGTTCGGGCGAAAGCCGAACGCCGTTCTCCGGCGACGCCGATTGACGTCGTCGTAGTCCTCGTGCTCGAAGTCGTAGTCGACGAGCACGCGCACCGGGCCACGGGCGTCCCGGAACGCCTCCCGGAGATCTCGCGTCCACGGGGCGCCGTCAGTCGGCGTCACGCGCACGAGCGGGTGGTACTCGTAGCTCACTGGTCCGCCAGGATCTCGACGAGCCGCACCGCCTGGATCTCGCGGTCCAGGTCGGTCTCGACCGACACCGGCCGGTAGCGGTGGCCCTCGAGGATGACCCGGTCGATCGCGCGGATCGGGGCCCCGGGTCGCAGCTCGGCCTCGATCTGGCGCTCGCCCCGCGCCCCGCCGAGGAGGTCGTAGTAGGCCGCGCCCATCGACTCGCCGAGACCGGCGTCACGGATCAGGCTCGACTCGATCGAGACCCGGTGGGCCGAGTCGTGCGAGCCCCGCGGGACCACGACCGTGAACTCGGCGCCCGAGCTGTCACGTCCCTGGACCTCGATCGACTCCGCGAACGACCCGGTCAACGGCAGCTCGAGGTCCTCGATCAGGCTCTCGTGGTCCAGGTCGTGCTCGGCTCCGGACTCGCTCGCGCGGGCGATGATCCGCGCGGTCTTGTCGGGAGAGACGTGGAGGTAGGCCAAGGACAGCACTGCGACGTCGCGCAGCGCTCTCTCGGCCGAGATATCGTCGAAGTTGATGTACGGCACGGTGCCGACGAAGCTCGTGCACAGTACCGACATGTAGCGGTTGACCGCCAGCACGAGCGATGGGATCCCAGCGATCGTGACCCGCGTGGCGTACATCTGCGGGTGCGCGTAGGGCGCGACCTCGAAGTCCGAGACCTGCTCGAGCGTGTCCCAGCGCCAGACCCGGCAGCGCGTCGCGCGCTTCTGAAAACCCGTGGAGCTGGCCGGTGTCGGCGCGCCGGCGAGGTACATACAGGCGATGAAGTCGCCGAAGCTGCGCATCGTCCACATCTGCATGGCCGGTTGGCCCGCGATCGTGCGGTCGAGCGTCAGGTAGGTGCCGTCCGCGGCCGGCTGCCAGAAGCCGATCGTGGCGGGGATGTTCGGCTGGTTCAGGTCGTCCGTGGCGGCCTGCTGGACCGCGACCTGGCCCCGGTCGCCGAGCGTGCGAACGCCTCCCCCGCCGCCGCCGTCCCCGGTGACGATCGTGTGCGACGTCCCGGCGCCGAGGTTGACGACGTGGAGGTTGCGCGTCCCGTCGTGCGCCTGCGTGGAGACGACCGCGATGTCGTCCGTGAATCCATGGGCCGAGCGCTCGAACCAGTCGAGGTACGCCGCGTGGAACTGATCCGGCGTGTTTCCGGCCGCGCTCGCGACGCCGACCACGAGCGTTCCGTCGCGGTACAGCCTGATCTGCGGGTCGTTGGTGACCAGGGCGTGGCGCTGGCGCAGCGTGTAGGTGAATCCACCTTCGTGGTCGTAGGCTGCGACCCAGTCGAGGTCGTCGTAGCTGACAGGCGTGAGGTTGAGCTGCACGTCGTCGCCGACGTGCCCGCCACCGAGTCGGCCCAGCGCCCCGCCGCCCTGCACCTCGGTAGGCACGGTCTCGAGGGAGACCGGCTCGCTCGCCAGGTACGGCGTCCAATCTCCCTGCGCGGTCGCGGACCCGCCCGCGATCTCGAACCCGGACGACGGCGAGTCCGCGTCTTGCGGGAGGCCGGCCATCCACGCGCGCAGCACTTGCGTGTCGGTCAGCGACGCGCGGGGCAGCAGCGCGTTGAATCCGAGGCTCGTGCCGAACAACCCCGCGTTATCGAACCCCGACGCGAACGGGACCCGCGCCTCGGCGTTGTCGAGGTCGATCTCGACGTCTATCCCGAGCGATCCGAGGAGCGCCTCGGCGATCTCGCGGACCGTCTGGTGCCACGGCCACGGGGTCAGGAGCTCGATGCTGGCGCCAACGTAGGTGTTCTCGATGGGCTCGAGTGTGTAGAGGTGCGTGCTGAAGACGTCGTTGGACTGGTTGTTGTGCACGACGTGCTCTTCGCGATTCGTGCCGTCGTCGAGCACGATCCTGTCGCCATTCCTCAGTGACCGATTCGCCTCGGAAGCCAGTGAGTACCCGGGCTCGAGGTCAACCTGGTGGGTGCCGGCGGTCGCGTTGGCCTTCTGACCCGCGAGTATGTCGGGGAAGGCGTGGCCTGCGTCCCGCCGCAGCGCCTCGACGTCGACGCGTTCCAGCAGCTTCGAGAATGAGAACGCCTGGACGCCCACGGTGCGTTGTTTGCGGTCGATCTCGACCGTGACCGGCGTGTCGAGGATGCCGGCGAAGAGCAGGTCCCACTTAATCCGGCGCAGGCCGTTGTAGCGGCGCACGTGGAGTTCCCACGTCTCGTCGCGGCTGCTCTCGCGGAGCATCGTCGCCAGGCTGCCGTCCTGGTCGTACAGCACCAGGTCGAGGTCGCCGTGCGTGAGGACGAGCAGGTCGTCCTCGAGCGTCTCCGAAATGCTGCCGATGTCGTCGAGCGAGGTCCGGTCGGACACGTCGAGCACGGTGCCGTCGGGCATCGTGATCTCGACCACGATGGTTCCGACGCTCAGCACGATCGCGCCTGCGATTCGCCAGGACTGGCCATTCACCGCATCCTCCGGCCCCGGTCGCCGCGGCGCACGCCCTCGATCATGCGCACGAAGCGGCGCATGCCGGGCCGGCCGCCGAACACCGGGCCGTTGAAGTGCACCGAGCGCACCTGGTCGGAGGCCTGCGGCACGACCGGAGAACCACCGCCGGGGATCGACGCGGCCGCTCCCGCCGGCTGCGGCGCGACCGTCATGCTGCCCAGCCGCTCGTTGAACCCGCTGGACACGTGCCGCAGCATGTCGTCGGCCCAGCGGCGGCCGCCGAGGCGCGCCGCGCGGTCGTTGACCGGGTCGTCGAAGCCGGAGGGCGCCGAGGCCCCCGATTCGGCCGAGGCGCCGCCTCCCTTCGTGGTCTCGCGGATCCGCGCGACGTTCGCCAGCCCCTGGGCGGCGATCAGCGCCGCCGCGGCGATGTTGGCCGGGTAGGGCACGGTCGCGAGCGCGTTGTTGACCGCGGCCCAGGTGTCGATGATCGCCTGCGCGATCGCGAACGCCTTGTGCTCACCGAAGAGCGCGGACGCGGCCGTCAGGCCCGCGGTGGCCGCGGTCGCGATCATCTGCACCCGCGCGTTGGCCGCGAGCTTGGCGGCCTGAGTGCGCTTCTGCTCCTCGGACTGCTCGAGCGCCGTCGCGCGCCTCTCCCACTTCAGGCGGACGGCGTGGCGGTCGGCCCCGAGCCGGTCGGCCTCCGCGAGCTCCTGCTCCATCTCCCGCTCGAGCTGTTCCAGCCGGAGCGCGAGCGACTCCTCGCCGGCCTCCTCGGCGCGGCGGATCTCGTCCTCGAGGATCCCGGCCTGGACCCGCGCCGAGAACTCCGCGACGCGCTCCGCGGCTTCGCGTTGCTTCTCGAGCGAGCGGTCGAGCGACTCGTCCTGCAGCAGCTCGTCGGCGAGCCGGAACTGCTCGTTGACCGCGTTGACGTCGGCGCCCAGCCGGATGGCCTCCGCGACCGCGACGTCGCGCGCGCGATCGAGCAGCTCACGCTGGAGCTGCAGCTCCTCGGCGGAGCCGTCCGCCGCGGCCTCCAGTCGCACGCGGAGAATGTCGTCCTGCACCCGGCGCTCGAACTCGGTGCGCTCGGCCGCGAGCTTCTCGGCGCGCTCGCGTTCCTTGGCCGCCTTCTCTGCGGCGGCCTTCTCGTCCTCGGCCATCGCGGCGCGCATCGCCTGGTCTCGGAGCTTGGCGAGACCTGCCTGCTTCTTCTCCTCGGTCTGCACGGCGGACGCCGCGCCCCTCTTCCATATCTCGCTCAGGATCTCCTGGGCGGCCTCTGCTTCTGGCGCGACCTGGTCGAAGCCGGAGCGGAAGGCCGCCCCGACCACGTCTGCGAAGTCGGGAGCGAACCAGCTGCGGGGGTCGAGCGCGACCCGCGCGGCGCGCCCGATGCCGAGTAGCGTCCCGGCCACGGAATGCCAGGTCAGCTGCAGAGCCGGCAGGATGCTCTGCACGACCTTCAGGAGTACGTCTCCGACGCCGGCAATCTCTCCAAGAGCCTCCCCTACCGCCCGCTTGACGGATGCCCACGCGGCGGCGCTCTTGTCCAGTCCGTCCTGCGTGTCGCGGAGCCGCTCCGTCATCCCCGAGTAGAGCGTGATCACCTCGTCGATCAGCTCGGCGTTGGTCTTCTGCTCGCCGTTGAGTTTCCTTAGCTCGATGCCGAGGGACTGCGCGGCCATCCTGGCCCGCCCCTGCATCAGGTTCGCGAGAGTCTCGGCCGCGCTCGAGGCCGTCTGGAATCCCGCCTCCGAGATATCCGCCGCGAGCTTCGTCCCCGCGAGTGCGGCGTCTACGTCCTTCGTAACGCGGAGCAGCCGGGCGAAGGCCGGGATCGTGTCGGCCAGCAGCGCGCCGCCGCCGGCCTCGATCGCCTCGAGGAACGCGCGGACCCGCGGGAGCTGCACGGCGGCGTCGATCCCGAGCGCCGTCATCTGCTCGCGCAGCACGCCCAGGCCACGCTCGACCTTCGCGAACTCAGTCACCGCGGCGCGGCCGAACGCCAGGAGCGCGGCGCCGCCGAAGATCCGGAAGAACTGCCGTTCGAGTCCAGCCGCGACCTTCGTCGTCCGGCTGATCTCCTGCCCGGTCTTCTTCGCCGCCTTCTCGGCGCCTTCGAGCCCTTCCTTCGCCTGCTTCAGTCCCGTGCCCTTTAGCAGGAACTCGATCACGCCGCGGACAGTCAGGTCGGCCACGTCAGGCCTCCGGCTTCGTCGGCGGCTTGCGCGCCATCTCGCGGAGCATGCGCATGAACTCCGGGCTGTGGCCCGACCCGTCCTCCGGCTCGCCGCCGCGGCCGAGCATGTCCGGGAGCACGTCGAGCGCGACCATCACGGCCTCGTACGGCCAGTCCATGACGTCCATGGGCGAGCAGCCGAAGAGCCTGGCGATCTCCAGGATCGCGGTCGCGCCGTCGCGGCCGTCCTCGTCCGGCCCTCCCTCGGCCCGCGCGGTCGTTCCTTCCGCTTCCGCAATCGCCGCCAGACGCTCGATCCCGACGTGGGCGATGATCGCCCCGAGATCGCAGAGCCCGAGCATCGCGAGCGCGAGGGTGCGGAGTGGCCACGTCGCCGGGTCGGCCTCCGTCTCGACGCAGGTAGTGAGGACGTCCACGGCGCGGCGGTCGCCTCGGGCCGGGACGAGCAGGCCCAGCGCCGACTCGACCGTGACCGCTCCAGGGTGGGCGAGGTGCGCCGCGGCCATGCCCGCGACCTCGACCGGGTACGCGGCTACGAGCGCCCACACGGTCGCGTAGGTCGGACCGCGAACGACGTATCGCCGGCCCTCGTGACGGAGGGGCCGGCGGTGTCGGATGAAGCTCCTGGCGCTCACCTGGTGATCCGCTGACCGGCGCGGCGTGTTCCGCGCCCGGTCGGCCTACGCGTCGACCTGCTTCCAGTTCTTGTCCGCGGTCGAGAGCGTCGGATCGTGCTTCACTCGGAAGGTCGCGATGTAGAGCTGCTCGACCCCCTTGCCCACCTGGATCGCCTCGACCGACATCAGCTTCAGCCGCCAGAATGTCAGCGTCCGCACGCCCGTCGTCCCGGGGCCCGCGGTCACGAGCGTCGCCTGGTGGTCCAGGTTCGCGCGCTCGCCGACCAGCAGCGTGAGGTTGGCGCCGGTGCCGCTCTTGTTCGTCGCCGGCTGCGCGAGTGCGATGCGGAGCCACTCGACCTCGGCCTGGTGGAACGCGACCTTCAGCGTGTAGTCGGTCTTCGTCGGACGGTGGTCCAGGATCCCCTGCAGCCGCTCCGTCTCGATGTCGAAGTTGTCGAAGGACGCCGCGAGCTCGAACGGGCTCTTGATGTGGCCGACGTCGACGAGCGTCCCCGGCCCGCCCGCGGTCACCCAGTCACCGATCGAGAACACACCGGCGCCCACCATGATTTTGGTTGCGTCGAGAGCCATCTGTTCCTCCTCGCCGGGCGCGCCGGCACGGGTTGTCGGTCACTACCTCGGCTCGATCACTCCTTGGGCTTCGCGCGCGCGGGGGCTGACGCCGGCGCGCTCTCCTCCGCGAACTCGGCGCGTCCGCTCGCGACGTAGTAGTCCGCGTTGGGCTCGAGCTTCGCCGCGCCGCGCTCGTCGGCGCCGGCGAACTTCATGACGTGGTCCGCGGGCACGATCAGCCCGGGCTCCGCACGCACCTGGACGTACTCGCCCTTCTTCGCGGGGCTCGGCGTGTCGTACCAGGTGCTCGTGCCTTCTGGGAGATTCGGGCCGCCGAACTTCAGCATGCGCATGCGTGTCTCCTCTGCACCCTACTTCCCGACGGCCGAGCTGCTGAACGTCACGCTCGTGCCGTCGAGGTCCCAGGCGAGGCGGATGTAGTCGGTCGGGATGTGCTTGTAGACGGCCGAGAACTTGCCGGCCGCCGCGGCGTCGTCGCAGATGTCGCGGACGTTCGTTGCGGGTGTGCCGCCGACCTCGACGCCCGTCGAGGGCAGCACTTGGTCTGCGAGCAGGTCGTACCAGGTGGTCCCGCCGTCGTCGGAGCCCTGAAGCCAGGCGGTGAAGCCGGCGCCTCCGGCGTAGGCGGTGATGTCGATGCCGACGAACAGCATCGAGACGGTCGAGACTTTGCGGGAGTCGCTTTCTCCGCTCGCGGTCTTCGGCGCGGAGGCGACGAGCTCTATCCGTTGCGCGCTACTTCAAACACCTCCCGGGCCGAGATTGGAGTGCTGCACGATTGCGTCGAACTCCACGACCGCGTTGACCTGACCCCAGTGGAACTCCGGATCCTCGCCGGCGTGCGGGACGATCGGGAGCAGGCGGCTGTCCTTGACGAGGTCGCCGAAGGCCACGTCGGGGCTCATCAGCGCGCGCACCAGGTCGTCCTCGAGGTCCGCGGTGCGGCGCGCGAGCTCGCCGGAGCGGTCGAGCAGTTCCTCGTTGGGGTTGGGAGCGAAGGCGTAGATCGGCTGCGGCCAGGTCAGCTTGAGCGACCGATGCTCCATCACCGGGAGCGGGCCCGCGCTGCCGTCGAAGGGGATGCAGACGTACGGGTCGCGCGGCGCGCCGTCCTCGTGCGGATAGATTAGGTTGTAGAACACGCGATCGCCCAGCGTGGTCCAGTAGCCCGCCCCCGCCCCCTGGATCGTCAGCAGCTTGTCGCGCAGCCGCTCGGCCACGAGCCACTTACGAAACGCCACGACGTCCTCCGGTGACGGGACGACGCTGCCGTCGTCGAGCTCGACGTCGTCCACGACCCACGTCGTGACCTCGAATGCCGACTGCCCCGCGGCGGGGAACCCGAGCCACGAGACGCGCCCCGCGGCCCCGACCGCCAGGTGCGTCCCGACGACCTGGACCCGCGTGAACGTGTCCTCGGGCATGTCCGACGTCGGGACCGTGAGCACCGTGGAGAGGATCCCGCTGCCGTCGTCGAGCTGGAACCTCAGCGGGTAGGTGCTGCCGCCTTTCCACTTGACCCAGGCCGCGAGCCCCTGGTAGGCCAGCCCAGGGACGAGCGTCACGGACTGCCGCCCCTCGCCCTGGGCGACGATGCCGCCGGCCGTGCGAAAGATCGGGAGCACGAGCGCCGCGGCTCCGCCGTGCACGCCCTCCGCGCCGCCGATGCTCGCGTTGCTGAACAGCTGCCACGGCGCCGAGTCCTCGAATCCCGGCTCCTGGACGACGTTGCTCACGAGAGTGCACTGCGCACCTCGGAGCCCCGCGGCACGCGGCCGGTCCGGAGGAGCAGGAGGACCGCGCGCATGACGCGCAGCCGGGCCTTCCCGGTGTTCGCGGCGATCGTGTCGCGCAGGTAGTGGCGCGCGCGGATGCGCATGAACCGGCTGTGCGGTCGGACGTGGGCGAAGCGCTTGACGGCGAAGCCCGCGCTGCTCAGGCCGCCCACCGGGGCGGCCGGGCCGAGACGCTTCTGCGCCTGACGCAGCCGCGCCTTCGCTCGCTTGACGTTCCGCGTGAGCCGCCGGGTGTGCGCCGGGATCTGCACGCGGCCGCGGAAGCCGAGCTCGTGCGCGCGGCCGTAATCGAGGTGCGTCCCGAACCAGTCGCGGACGAGCCCGCCCCCGTCGCCCTGCAGGGTGACCTCCGGCCTCGCCGGCGGCGACGCGGTGATGCTGCGGATCAGCGTCCCGGTGCGCCGGTGGAGGTACTGGCCGCGCAGGCGGTTCTTGGTGACGTCCGCGATCATCAGCAGCACGGACTCGCGCAGGCCGACGGCCACCGTGGCCGGCAGCTTGATGCCCTGCGCCTCGACCAGGCGCTCGAGCTCGCCCAGGTCGATGACCACGGCGCCGCTGGTGATCGGGGCGCTCACGCCACGGCCCTCGACGCGATCGCCATCTGCGCGATCTTCGACAGGTCGCGCTCGACCGTGATGGACGCGCCCGCGCGCGAAGACGAACTCTTCCCCACGCGCGTCGGGTCGTCGTAGAACAGGTAGGCCAGCTCGTAGGCCGCCTGGACGAGGTCCGCGGGGGCCGTGCCAGTGGCGGGCCCCGCCTTCAGCGTGACGGCGATGTTCTGCACGCCGCCGGCCCATCCGGGCGTCGCCGGCGAGTCGGCCAGCAGGTTTTGCGGGCTCGTCCCGCGTCGTACCAGCGCGAGCCTCTGCCGCGGGTCGTTGGCGTTGCGCAGGATCACGTCCGCGGTGGTCGAGTACCCGACCGCGACAACGAGCGCCGTGCCGTCCTCGGTGACGGTGATCTCGTCGGTCCCTGGAGCGTAGTGCGCCGGCCGGTAGCGCGGCGGCACGATCAGCAGCTCGCGGTTGCGCCCGTCCGCGCGGTCACCGTCGAAGTAGAGCGTGTGCTCCGCCTTGGCCCACAGCCTCCCGGTGCGGTCCTCGATGTAGTCCGAGGCCGCGGTGAGGACGCGGGTCAGCAGGGTGGCGTCCGCGGAGTCGAGCTTCGTCCGCGCCCAGGCCTTCAGTTCTGCGGTCGTGCCGATACTTCAGCGCGCCCTACGTGGTGCGGAAGCCCAGCGGGACGAGCACGCGCTCAGCCGCGCGCGGGAGCTTCACCGTTCCGTCCTTCGCGACCGGGTAGGTCTCGCCGTCGAAGCACACGTCGCAGGCGCCCGCGGGGGCCTTCATCGTGATCGTCGCCGACGGGGCCGCGGGAGGCGGGGCCTCCTGGGCCACCGGATCCGCCGCCACCGGATCCGCCGCACTCTCGGGCGCAGCACCCTGGGCGACTCCCGCCGCGTGCGTCTCGTGTCGATCGTCCTTCCTCGCCATCGCGCTCCTCGTTGGGCGGCCGGGAGCGCGATGCCCCCGGCCGCCCGGTTCGTTCAGTCTCGGAAGCCGGCCAGGGTCACGCCTCGTGGATGTTGTAGAGGACGCCCTGGAACGACGGCACGTAGCCCGCGAGCGCGCCGCGCGCCCGCACCTCGAACTCGTCCTTCGGCGCCGTCATCGCGTAGTCGAGCCGCATGACCTCCGCCGCCATGTGCATCTGCCACGGCGACGGGACCTCCGAGTTCGGCAACGCGACGCGGTCCTTCAGCGCGATGATGATCCCGCCCGGGATGTTCGGGTTCTCCTCCATCTGGATGAGCTTCCCGCGGCTGGACTTGTATTTCGTGAACCGCGGCATCTGCGCCCCGGGGTCGCCGTCCGCGCCGACCGTGACGTTGAGGTTCACGCGATCGTTGGCCACCGCCGACATCTTGTCGTCGATCGCCTGGTGCTCCGTCCATCCCATCAGCAGCCGGTCGGGCTCCTCCTTCACACGGTCGTAGATGTCGTCGAGCATCAGGTCGATCTCGGCGATCCCGCGACCCGACGCCGCCGACAGCGGGTTGTTCAGGTTGCGCGTGTAGGCCCCCGAGCCGGCCGCCACGAGCTGGGAGAGGATCCCGCTGAACGGCGCGCTGTTCGACGTGTCGCCTGCGGCCGCGACGAGCGACGCGGCCGCGCCCAGCGTGCCGAACGAGGTCATGATCACCTCGGTCTGGGACACGACGCCCTGCAGCTTCAGGTTCGCCGCGCCCGTCGTGAGGCCGCAGTACACCGCGTACGCGACGGCTTCCGGGTCGGGCGTCCAGGTCAGCGTCACCTGGCCGGCTCCGCCGCCGCCCGCGACCGTCGCGTTGGCCTCGGCGGACACGAGCCCGTGACCGTCGCCGAGCGTCAGCGTCTGCCCGTCCGCGGCCAGGAAGTCGTACTTGTTCGTGCCCGGCGTCGGCCGCATGATGCGCCCGGCCCGGATCGCGCCCGCCATCGTCAGCGAGACGATCATGAAGAAGTACTGGTCGTCGACGAGCGCGCCTCCGGCCGCCGCCGCCACCGCGGTGATCGTCGGACTCGCGCCGAGCGCGGTGCCGGCGTGCCCGCCGAGGATGCAGGCCTCCTCCTCGCGCAGGAACTGAAGGAGCGTGATCGCCTCGTCGCGAGCGCGCACGTCCTCGAAGTTCATGCCGGCGAGCTGGCCTTCCCACGTCACGCTGCCGGCTCGTCCGTACGACCCGTAAGTCGTCGACTTGTCGACCTTCGTGAGCGCCCACGCGTTGGCCTTCGTGGCCTCCGCGGCCTTCAGTGTCCCGGTCGGCGTCACCGCGGTGATCGCCTTCCAGTTCGTCCCGTTGCCGGGCCAGACCCGGCGCCCGATGCTCTGCCGGAACGGCGCGAGCAGCGGCACCTGGAGCTTCGCGGGAGCCTCCAAGTTGAAGCCCGTCAGGCCGGTCGCGAGGTCGATCGCCTTCGCCAGCGCGGGGTTGGCGCGCAGGCCCTTGATCGCCTCGGCCACCTGGCCGAGCGTGTCCATCGTCAGTTGCGGGTTACTTCAGCACCTCCGTTGTGGCCGCTAGCGCAGCGGCGCGAGCGCCAGTTGCGAGGCCGCCATCCGAACGTCGCGGATCGTGGCCGAGTCGGCCCCCGACTTCTCGAGCGTCTGGATCAGCGCCTCCAGTTTTCCGAACTCCGCGGCGAGCGGGTGCGCGCCGGTCACCCCGACCGTCTTGTCCACCGGGACGCCGGGACGGGCGGGCTGGGCCTCGATCTTCCCGATGCGCTCCTCGAGCGACTTCTGGACCTCCGCCAACTGAGCCCCTGCCTTCTCGAGAATGCTCGACGTCGCGGCCGCCGTCGCGGCCTCCACGACCTTGCCGAGCTCCTCCCGGGCGGCCTTCTGCTCGCCGGCCTGGTCGGTCAGCGCCTTGTGCAGCGCTCCGAGCGTGTCGGTGATCTGCTTCAGGATGTGGACGTCGCCGGCCGGCGCGGTGGCCGGTGCCGGCGGCGCGGGGTCCGCGGTCGCCGCGGGGGCGCCGGCGACCGGCGCGGTCTTCGTGACTTCGGGCTGCGTCGACATGCTCAGTCCTCCACCGGCGGATGCCGCCGAATACTGCGCGCCGGCGACCCGGCGGATTGCCTGCATCAGGTCCTCGATCGACCACGTGTCGGGCTTCCCGGCCTCGCCGAGCATCTGCACCGCCATGGCCTTGATCGACTCGATCGCGGAGTCGCCGGCCGCGACCGCGGCCTCGAGCGCCTTGCGCAGCGAGCCGTCGAGCCACTTCGCGACGGCCTCGGTGGGCGCGGGCGGCGCGGCGACGAACTTCCGCAGCTCGACCGAGCCGTCGGCACGGATCAGCGTGAACGTTGCGCCGGGCATGCACGGCTTGTCCGCCAGCGAGCCCTCGACCGGCTTGGCGATGTAGCGCTTGAGCTTGCCGTCCATCCAGACGTCGCCATACGATCCGCCGATCGAGAAGCCCGTGTAGCAGCCCTCGACGACCTTGGCCCACTCCTGCTCGTCGACCACCTTCGCCACCACCGGGACCGACTTGTCGGCATCGTTGAACTCGACGGCCGTGAACTTCCCCGCGCACACGTTGCCGTGCATCGCGCGCAGGTTGCCCGCGCTCTTGCCGCCGGTCGCGAGCTTGAACGAGTCGCTCCACTCCTGGATGAATGGCTTCGACTTCTCGTAGTCCATGATCTCGCCCGCGTGGTCGGGCTGCTCGAGCGCGAGAATGCCGTGGACCTCCCGGGTCTCCTCGTTGACCTTGGTGATCGGGACGAACCGCTCGAATCTCGCGTTGCTCATCGTGGGTCTCCGTCTGGCCCGGGGGCTCAGCTCTTGCGGAACGCCTGGAACCGCAGGTTCGCGGACGACACGTCGAAGGTCAGGTAGCCGACGTCCTCGGCACCGGAGCCGGGGTCATAGACCGATTCGTTGAACGGCGGGAACGACCGGGACTCGTTGGCGGCGATGGTGCGCTGGGGGTCCTCGACGGCCGCGCCGTCGACCGTGCGCGGGATGATGAGCGTCACCGTCTCGGGCGACCCGCTCGTGTTGCGCACGTGCAGCCACTCCCGGCCGGTGTTGCGCATCTTGTGCCCGTTGACCGTGTCGCCCGCGACCTCGGTCGCGGGCGCGCCCAGCGCGAGGCCGGCCACGCCGACGACGGTTACGGGTACGTCAGTGCGGGGACTTCAGCGCCTCCGGTATCAGGGGGGTAGCCGCGGCTGGACTCGAACCAGCGACCTCCGGCAAAGTAGACCGGCGAGCTACCGTCTGCTCCACGCGGCGATGAGACCTGAGCCACTCGCAGTCCCAGGCGGACATGAGGAACGCGATTCGTGGGGAGCCGCCGAAGGGCGGCGCTGGAATCACCTGCGGCGCCTCGTAGGCCCGGCGCTGAGTCGGCGGCCGCTGAGTCGGCGGCCGCATCAGACCTCCCCAGCGAAGTACGGCACGCCGGCACGGACGCAGTTCGGGTGCCCCAGCATCAGCTCGCGCCACTGCGCGACGGTCCAGACCTGCCCGTCCGCCTCCGCGTTCTCCTCGACGACGCCGACCGACCCGCTGGCCTTCGGCGCGCCCGCCAGGTGCCCGCTGGGCAGGCAGCCCTCGCCGTCGAGGATCTCGACGTGGGCGACGTCCGAGGCCTCGTAGACGTCCGCGGCGCCGGCGTTGTACGCGATCCCCGTCTCGGTGCGCGCGATCGTCTCCGCGCGCCACGGCCCGAACGTCTCGACCATCTTCGACGTTAGGTCCTGCGGCGACATGCCCTCCGCGATCGCCCGCGTGACGAGCGACTGCACGTCCTGCCGCAGCGTGTCCGTGATCGCGAACTTCGGGCTCGGGTTGTCGACCAGCTGGCCCGCGATCCACGTCTTTCCGACCAGCTCGGCCGCGCGCTCCTGCGCGTAGGCCAGCGCGGTCTCGGACGGAGTGCTCAGGTCGGCCGCGATCGACAGCGCGGCGTCGCCGGCGCCCACCTGGTGCGCCTCGAACAGCACGGCCGAGATGGCGTTGAACAGGTCCTTCTCGCCGACGAACGGCGGCAGCGGGAGCTGCTTCGCGAGCTTCGCCGCTGGCGCCGGTGGCAGGAAGCCGATCGCCCACGCCGTCACCACCGGGAGCTGCGCAGCGAGCCACGCGGACACGGCCGTGCGCAGCGAGGCCTCTAGCGCCTTCTGCTCCGTCGTCAGCGCGAGCTCGGCCTTCTGGAACCGCCGCGCGGCGCCCCGCGGCGGGATCAGCGTCGAGACGAACGCGCGCCCCGGGTGGCGCTTCTGCACGCGGTGACGCTTCTGCAGGTCATCGCGGACGCGCCCGCGGTGCTCGACGTGGCAGCGGTGCAGGCGCTCGAGCGCGGGCTCTTCGGTGAGGGTATCGGGGTCGGGCTCCGGGTCGGTTACGGGACCCGCCCCGGGAGCGCCGCCGCCCGGCTGGCCGCCGCCGCCCAGCCTCGCCGCCAGCGCGGCCGCCTGCTCCTCACGCCTCTTGCGCTCCTCCTCGATCGTGTCGAGGAACAGCGGGCCCGAGGGCGTCATCACGAACGGGCGATCGCCGAACTCGGCCGGGTACGGCTCCTCGCCGAGGTCCGCGCGGGTGGCGTTCAGCGTCCGGATGCCGCCGTGCACGTAGGACACGTTCCGCGTGGCCACGACCGCGGGGTCCTCGACCTCGTCGTCACGCAGCCGCACCTCGATCTCCGCCAGGCCTAGCACGCGCTGAACGTAGCGGTTCAGGATGCGCACCACGAAGCCGATCAGCGGCCGGACGCCCGACTCCGAGACGCTCTGCTCCATCCGGTCGGCCTGCGCGCGGTTCGAGATCCGCATGATCGGCAGCGGCGACACGCCGAAGCCCCACGCGATCACACGGCCGAGCCACTCGAGGAAGTCGTACTTGAACTCCCGGGTCTTCGTCGCGGTGTAGGTGCCCTGCGGAACGAATCGCACGCCGCCGGCGCGGCGATCGCTGCGGCCGTCCAGGACGTCGTCCCACCAGAGCTGGAACTTCTCGATCGTCTCCTGGTTCCACCCCTCGGGCATCGTGTAGAGCGAGTCCGGGAGGCTGCCGCTCGTGTAGTACGCGAGGTCGTGCAGGGTGTGGCGGATCGCCAGGTTGACGGTCATGAGCACCTGCTCGGTGCTGCTGTAGCCGTACGGCGAGTCGGGCTGCCGCTCGTACGGCAGGTACCACAGCTCGCGGCTCGACGGCGTGCCGAGCGGCTGGTAGAAGCCCGTCTCCGGCAGGCCGTGCACGTACTGCAGGTAGGCCAGGTTCGGCGGCAGCGGAGGCCGGCCGAGGTCGTCGACGAGCGGCTTGATCGTCGCGCCGTCGATCTGGCCGAGTCCGAGCGGCTCGCCACCCTTCGAGAAGATCGGGTAGAGCGACAGCGCGTCGGTGACTAAGATCTCCTCGATCGCCTTGCCGACCCACCCCGCGAGGTCCAGGTCCGCGAGCGGGTCCGGGCACTCGACGAACGCGCGGGCCGCGTCGACCTTCGGCTGCAGCGCCCGGGCCTGGTCCTTGAACTCGTCGCGGACCGCGACCTCGAGCTCGATCCCCTGGCACTGGCCCTTGATGTCGCGAATCACGACCCGGACCAGGTCGAAACGCGACAGCGCCCGGAGCTGCGCGAACGGCGTGAGGTCGATCCCGCGCCACCGCCGGCGGTGGCCGGTTGTGTTCTGGAACGGCGGCGGGATGAGCGCTCGCGGGTGCGAGCCCGTGGGCTGCCCGGTCGGAGGCGGCTCGCCGGCGGGGAACGGACGAGACGCGCTCGGCATCAGCGACGCCGCGCGATCGCCGAGCGCACGCCCGGAGACCGGGTCGAAGAACTCCGGCAGCGTCACCGACAGGGGCGCGGTGCGGACCACGCCGGGCGGCAGCCGCTTGGCGAGGCTACGACTTCCGCGCCTCCCGCGCGGCACGCGCAGCCTCGGCCTTCTGCTCCATCCAGCCCAGCAGGCCGGAGTAGGGGGCGCGGCCGACGACCAGGCGCGCGTAGGTCAGCGCCTTGACCATGTCGATGTGCAGGTCCGACGTGCCGATGCCGGTCGGCTTCTTGAGGCGCATCTTCGTGTGGCCCCGGATCTCGTAGCGCGTGTGCCGGCTCTGCGCCTCGAGCTCGCGCAGCTCGGCGTCCGCGGCCGTGTCCGCGCGCCAGGCGGTGATGGTCCCGCAGTTCAACCGGGCCAGGAGGTCGAAGCAGTCCTCGGACACCGTCGTCGACGTCGCCTTGTACGGCGCGACCGCGGGAACGCGCCGGCTCACGTAGCCCGCGGTGGCCTCGCCGACGCCGACGGCGTCGATGGCTCCGACGCCGACGCGCCAGTGGTGGCAGAGTTTCACGATCTCGGGACCGGCCGCCTCGTGTTGCTTCCCGGTCCACGTGAGGGCGTTGACGATCCGCGTCACCGGGTACGGCTCCTGCGGCGCTCGCGGATCCCACTCGACGATCAGGACCTGGGTGCTGTCGCGCCCGGGCTCGAGCTCGCGCACCTCGTCGCTGTCGGCCTCGTACTCGACCTCGCCGCCGATGTCGACCAGGATGCCGTAGGACATCCCGGCGCGCGGAGCCTCGAGACGCGGGTGGTCGCCCGCGAACAGCGCAGCGCGCTGCGCGGGATTCAGGTACGCCCCGATGGCCTCGACGGGAACCAGGTCGTACTGGGTCAAGATCACCGGGTGGTCGGCGCCGAGCTCGCGCCGGCGCGTCTCGTAGTGGCCTGCGTAGGGCTTCGACAACTCGCACCACACCGCGGCCGGGAACACCATCACGCGGTCGGTGCCGCGGGCCTCCTCGCGGTAGCGGTGGAGCAGGTCCTGTTTGGCCGCGGCCACACCCCACAGGATCGTGGGCGCGTTCGTCGATGCCGTGAACGGGGCGAAGTCCTCCTCGAACTTGTCCCGGTCGATCTTGTGCGCCTCGTCGACCGACAGCGCGATCGACGCGGTGTCACCGACGACCTGCGCCGTCCTCCCGCCGGACAGGAAGTGCACCTGCGCCTTGCCCAGCTCGTAGATGTACCCCTCGCGCTTGCGGTAGCGTCCGGCGATCAGCGGATCGCACAGCAGGTGCTTCTCGAGCCGCAGCTTCGAGTTCACGATCTGCGGCTTGTGCGTCGGCGCCGTCCGCACCCAGGTCGACCCAGGGATCCCGCACCACACCCTCAGCGCGCGCGTCTCGAGGAAGCCCTCGATCTCGTTCTTGCCGGTCTGCCGCGCCATGAGCACCGAGATCTTCTCGCCGGCGCGCGCGGCGATCGCGCGCTCGATACGGCGGACGATCGACAGCTGTGGCCCACGCAGCTTGGACTGCGCCTCGTGCGGCTCGAGCTCGCGGCCGAGCTGGCGCTCGAGGACGGAGTCCACACGGCGGAACATCAGGTGCCGGTGGTACGCGGGGTCGCGCAGCGCGGCCAGGGCGTCGGCCGTCGGAATCGCCATCAGGACGCACCCGACGACGAGCCGGGTGGTTCGGCGGGCGGTCCCCCGGCACGCTGCGCCGCTAGCCACGACTCGTACCCATCGATGTCTTCCTCGCCACCGCCGGAGCCGAGGCCCATCGCAATCCTCGTGCGGAGGAGCTTCGCGACGCACTCGACGTGCTCGCGGACGATATCGAACCACAGGCGCTCGCGGATGACGCTGTCCCCCCGCGACTGGACAACCCCACCTCGAGGATCGGCGGCCCAAGCCTTAACCGCCGCGTCGAGGTTCGCTTTGGCCAGCCGGATCTCGTCGTCGATCGAGTCAACGGCGGCGGCGTCGAAAGCCTCCCGCTCGCTCGCGTGGAGGTGGCGGCGGTACAGGAAGCTCGTCGGTTTCGCCCCGCCGCGCTGCCCCTCGGGTAGTTTGTGCTGGTTTCCCCCGTGCATCCGGCAGCGCTTCCGCCCGGCGATAGGGCGGTTCCCACATGGGTGGCCACGCCGGTTCTTGGCCCCACAGATCGTCCGTGGGCCGGGTGTCCGTGGGCCGGATGGGGTGCGTGCGTCAATCGCGACGGCTCATGGGGCATCTCCCGGGGACTCTCGCGCGAGCATGGCTACACCCGACATCGGGGAGCCGTCAAGATCTGGCAGGCTTTCCTGCCACCCGCGGCGGGGCTCCGAGGTTCGCCTGTACCGCCTGCTCGCCGTGCAGTGCGGCCCAGCAGCGGCGGACGCGGATCAGCGCGTGGGCGAGTGCGCGAGCGCGGTCGGCTGGTGGTAGCCGCCGGAGCTCGTCGACGGCTCCGCGGCATGGGTTGCAGGTCGCGGCCTCGAGGTTACGGGGCGGACGCAGGCCGCAGATGGGGCAGCGTGGAGCGGGGCGGCTCACGGATCCGGCTCCGCGGGACCTAGTGGACCTCCGGGGGCTTCTCCCGCCACTTGCATACGCGTACACATAGGGGAAATCCCTATGTACTCTCCATGCACTGAGGGGGAGAGGTCTAAAAGGTTCCGAGGTCCCGTCTTCAAGGATTTCGGCCGGGACCTTCGGGACCCTCGGGACTTGAAAGGTCCCGATCTAGGAGGAACAGCCTGCTATTCCCGCTCTGCACGAACCGTATGGCGACCTCGCCGACGACCCGGCCGACGTTTCGACGCAGGACCCGCATCCCGAACGCCGTCAGCCGCCCCCTCTCGGTCGGCTGGCGTAGGATGCCGCCGAACACACCGATCTCGTCCGCGACCTTAAGGAGCTGCGCCGGCGTGACCTCGAGCTCCCCGTACCTGACTCCCCACTCCTCGACCAGCGCGCGCAGGTCTTCGCTCTGCGGGTCAGCGGCGCGCCGCCAGCGCTCCACGTTGCCGAGCCAGTGCATGCGGCCCGCGGCGGCCATGACGCCGCCGACGATCGCCGTCCAGCTCTCGAATCCACCGATCGGCCGGGGGTAGCGCCAGCGGCCGCCGGCACGCCACAGCTCCACCGCGCCCTGGAGGGCGGCGATCACCTGGGGGCGGGACTCACGTATGTAGCCCGGGAGGTCGGGGTGGCGGAAGTCGCGCCGGGCCTCCGGCTCGTCCGTGTTCGGCTGCAGGCGGATCGGGATGATGCGCTTGACGATCTCCGGGGAGCCCTCGACCGCGTTGCCGGTCGCGACGAGCGTGGTGCGGTTCTCGACCGCCACGACCTCGGAGTGGCCGAGGACGCGGCCGGAGTAGTAGCGGCCGGTCAGGAGCGACGCGAGCGCGGCGGAGTCGAGGAACTCGCGGACGTTGTCGACGTGCACGATCGTGTCGCCGGCGCGGAGGCAGGCCAGGATGCGCTTGTCGCGTTCCTCGTCGCTGCCTCCGAGTTGCATCGGGGGGGTCTCCCGGCCCAGCACCGTGAGGCCGAGGACCTGCTCGGCCAGCTTGGTTTTGCCGGCCCGCTCGATCGTGGAGACGATCAAGTGCAGCGGGACGTTGCCGTCGATCGCCGGGCGGAGCATAGGGGTCAGCAACAGGCCGAGGAAGTTGTCCCGGTCGGCATCGGCCGCGAAAGGGAAGTCCACGACCATGTCGTCGAGGACCGCGCGGATCCTGGCCGGGTCGTCCTCCGGCACCGTGCCGGCGAGGGCCGGAGGCTCGTCGTAGTAGACGCCGGAGTCGGCGTTCCAGCCGGCCGCCACCGGGGTGACGTCCTCGCCTGTGTAGACCGGGTAGCTGACGAGCATCCGGAGCTCGCGGACGGCCGCGGCGGTCGCGGCCGCGTCGAGGACCACGGTCGCGAGGTCGCGGCCGCATGACTCGTACAGCTCGGATGTGACCGGGGCGCCGCGCTTGCGGACCCAGCGGACGAGCCGGCAGTGCTGGTCGACGATCGACCGGGTGCGGCTGTTCGTCAGCTCGCGGAAGCGCCGTTCGCCCGGGGGCCCGTCGAGCTCGCCCGCGACGCCCGCGCGGCGGTAGATCGCGCCCGCGGGCACCACCGCGAGCACCGCGGCACAGAAGTCGTCGACCCCGACCTCGTGGAACTCTCCCGCGGCGTCCAGGTGCGGGCCGGGGACCAGGATGCTCGGCGGCGCCGGCATCTGATCGGGCGGCGGCTCTGGCGCGCCCGCCGCCGGGACGGCGTGCAGGCCGCGGCGTGTCGCGCGTGGCGCCGGCCGCTCTGGCGCGGTGCGCGGCGACCCGGACCCCGCGGAGAGCCCGGAGCGGATGGTGGCGAGAACCGCGGACTCGCCGTCGTCGGCCGTGAGGCCGCACGCGGCCGCGGCGCCGATCAGGGCCGACTCGGCGGTGTACTGCTGCAGGACGCCGCCGGCGACGAGCTGGCCGAGAGAGAACGCCGCGCGGTTGAGCGTCTGGTTGCGTGCGCCGCGTGGCGCCTCCGCGACCGCGCGGGTCTCGCCGACGAGCGCGGCGCCGGCGTACCGGTCGGCCGCGGGTGTCGGGGCCGACCGTGGGGCCGCGGGGGAGGACTGGCGGTCCAGCAGGCGCGCGAGGACCTCGAGCGGGAGCACCGCGAGGTCGATGTCCTCCGGGGTCTGCCCAGGGCCCCACTCGTACCGCTGCCCCGTGACGGGGTGCAGGGAGCCGACGAACACGACCTGGCCTCCGTCGCCGCGGGTGTCGACGTGGGGCGCGAGCTTCGACGCGCTGTTGCCGGGGCACGGCTCGGGCGCGCGGTAGTAGAGGTGCCGCCCGCCCCCGCCGGTCAGGACCATGGGGGTGTCGGGCAGCTCGAGCGCGGACGTGTCGCCGCCCTTGGCGGTGTCGACGTCGACGACGAACACGCCCGACGCGGCCCCGGTGCGCAGCCCGAGGTTGTGTCCCGCCGCGACCCACGCCGTCACGTCGGCCTCGGTCGCGTGCGGCGCGGTGCTCCACCCGAGCTGCAGCGGGACCTTGCCGTTGAGCGGGATCAGGGCCCAGCCACGCGCGAGCGCGGCGCGGGCCTCGGAGAGCAGGACCTCGTTGACGCCGCGTCCCCGGTCACCCATCCCCGTACCCCATCGCCGCGAGCTGCACGCGGACTTCCTCGACGGTTCGGGCGACGAGATAGACGCCGCCCATCGCGGTGACCATGCGCTCGAACGCGCGTTGCTTTCCGGACTGCCGCCCGGTCGCGGACTTGACCTCGACCTCGAGGCGCCGTCCTCCGCGCAGGATGCCAGTGATGTCGGCCGCGCCCGGAAGGTTGACGCTGACGACGCGCAGGCCGTCGGGCGTGACGAACACGCCGGTAGTGGAGCGCCAGGCGCGGCACCACGGTCTCGAGCCGAGCCAGTTGAGGATCGCGCGTTGGGCCGGCCGCTCGTCGGCGCGGCGGCGGGCAGCGCTGCGCTCGTCGGCACGGCGGTCGACGGTGTCACCCATGCGCTACCGGGTCGTCGAAGAGCCCCGGCTCGCTCCGCAGCTCCGCGTCGACCTGGCGCTCGAGGTCGATCGAGAGGCGGAGCGCCGCGGGGCTGCGCGAGCGGAAGTAGTCGCGTTGCGCGGCGCGCATCCGGGAGACGAGGTCGCGGAAGTCTGCGGGCGTCATGGTTCGCGGTCCTTCATCGCCTCACGAATCCTGGCCTTGATGGTGTCTCGGGCGATCTCCCTCTTGAGGCAACCGCACGACTTGGTGTTCCCGGACTTAAGGTGAGAGCCAGGCATAGAGGCCCCCGGCGGCAGGCGTCTTCGGAGCGCCTCGGTCCGGGCGCACCCGCAGCTCCTTGTGCTGCCGTAGCGCAACGAGGAGCCGCGACACACAGAGATCTGTCCGCAATCGCAAACGCATTCGTATTTAATCTCGCCGGACCGACCGCGGAGACCAGAATCACGGAGAACGACCAAGCGCCCGAACCGCCGTCCGATCATGTCGCCGGGACGTCGGTCACGTCCCACCTCCAGCGGCCGCGCGTCGGCGCGGCCAGACACCGAACATCGTCTTGTATTGGTAGCCCGCCCATCCCGCCTTGTACCCTTTCTCTTGTGCGACTGCCACCAGCCGCTCGTACACGGACGCGCGCACGCTCTCGCCGCACGTCGAGGGGTCGCACACGACACCCTCGTGGACGAGCGGGCGGAAGCCGAAGCGCGCCTCGAAGCGCAAGAACGCCCAGCCCTCCTTGAATCCGCGGGCCTCGCGTTGCGCCTCGATCGCGTCCCACGCGGCCTGCTGGACCGCGACGGGCGGCCGCGGCCGCGGCTCGCCGCCGATCGCGGCGCCCATCTCCACCAGTTCGCCCGGTACGTGTCGCACCTCGCGGGAGCGACCCATCTGCGCGCCGCACCCGGGGCACGACGGCGCGCCTGGCGCGACGAGGAGGAAGCATTCCGGGCAGCGGCGCATCGCGGGCTCCGCGTCGGCCCGCGGCCGTGTCGCGGCGCCGTCCGCGAGCGAGTAGTCGAGGCGCTGCGTCACCGTGCCGTGCCGCAGGTGGTTGCCGGCGTGGTCGAGGACGAGCGCGCCGGCCTTGTCGGGCGCGCTGCGCATGATCCTCCCGACCATCTGGCAATGGAGGCATAGCGACGCGGTCGGCCTGGCGATCACCGCGACCTCGAGCGCCGGCAGGTCCCAGCCCTCGGTCAGCACGTTGCACTGGGAGACCACGCGCGTGTACCCGGTGCGCAGCCGGTGGAGCAGCGCCTCGCGCTGGCGGACCGGGGTGTCGCCGTCCAGGTGCTCCGCGGCGATGCCGGCCGCGCGGAACGCGGCCACGAGCTGCCTGGAGTGCGCGACGTGGACCGCGAACACGACGGTACGTCGTCTCCTGTCGCCCGCGCCGGCGCGTCGCCGCCACTGCCCAACGATGTCCCCGACGAGCTTGCCCTTCATCATCCGCGCGCCGAGTTCGCCGAGGTGGTAGTCGCCGTGCTGTACGTGGACGCCGGCGAGGTCCGGCGACTCCGGGACGTAGACGACGGGCTCGATCAGCGTGCCGTCGCGGCAGAGGTCGTCAGGCCACGCGCCGACGACGATCTCACCGAAGACGTCGCCGAGGCCGCGGCCGTCGGTGCGAAACGGCGTCGCGGTGAGGCCGAGGATCGGGACGCCCGGGTACGCGGCGAAGATCCGCTGGTAGGTGGTCGCGCGGGCGTGATGGCATTCGTCGCAGACGATCAGCCCGACGCCCTCGGGCGCCGCGCGGCGGGCGAGCGTCTGCACGCTCGCGACCTGGACCGCGGCGCGTGGCCTCGGGTCCACGCCGGCCATGACGATACCGAGGTCGGTCGCGCCCGCGCGGTACAGCGACTGCGCGGCCTGTCCGATCAGCTCGCGCCGGTGGGCCAGCCAGAGGCAGCGGGCGCCTGGGCGCATCTCCGCGACGCGGCGTGCGACTTCGACCGCGGTGTAGGTCTTCCCTGCCCCGGTCGGCAGGACGAGGATCGGCCTGCGGTCCAGGGAGGCGAGGACCTGCTCGACGGCTTCGGCCTGGTAGGGGCGGAGCACGACAGAAAAACTACGCCTTGGCCTCGGCGAGCTGCGCGGGGTCCATGGACTTGCGGGGGTTGAGCTTCGATTCTGCGATCTGGGACAGTGGGATCATGGGGTCCTCCGTTACGGGCGTCTGGAATTGGGGCCCGGCCTCCGTGGTCCGCGGTGTGCACGCGGGTGGGCAGGCGGCCGGGCCCCGGTGGGCTACTCTTCGTCGCCGCCGTCGTCCTCGTCCTGCTCCAGGTCGGCCTGGGCGATCTCGTCGTCGTCGCCCTGCTCGCTCGGTCCCGGCGTCTGGTTCATCACAGTCCCGCTAAGAGCCAGGACCTTCTCCGACAGGGCGCATGTGGCATCAGGCACCCCTCTCCAACCACCAGTGAGATGTTTCCTGATCTCTGACGACGCCATGCGTAGAGCGGCATCGAAACCGAACCGAAAGGTCAGGCGCTCGCGTTCTGTCGTACCAGCCAGCTCTCCACGGCCAACGCTCTCCAGGTAGGCATGGCCGCAGCCATCGGTACCTGCATCCTGCGCCGGTGGCTCCACTGACGATCCGAATTCGTCCATCCCTTCCTCCTTCGCGGCGCTCGGCCGCGGGTGATTCAGCGTTTCAGCACGTCCAGCAAGCAAGCCGCGAGCGCCTCGGCGTTCAGGTCTTGGCGGGTCACGCTGCGATTCGTCGGGTGCTCGGTCAGAAACAGCCCGGCGCACCTGAGCGCGTCGGTCACCGCCTCGGCCATCTCCACGATCTCGAGCGTCGTGTGCGTTCCCATCAACTCCCCTCCCCGCTCGGCCGCGGGTGATTCAGTTCAGGTTCCTCGGCCTCGCCCAATCGACGTACCGCGCCAGCGTGACCGGGCCGACCGTCCAGGCGGTCGCGTAGTGCAGCCGGATCCCGTTCCCGGTCGGGATCGACCACCACTCCGCCCATCGCAGCCGCGGCGGCCACTGCCACCACAGCGCCCAGCGGACGCGCCTTCCGTCTCGGTCGTCGCTCACCGTTCCCCCATGTCGAGCGCCGGCTGCTCGGGCGGCGGCGGCGCGTCGTCGAAGCGAATCACGGTCTGCTCCAGCCGCTTGGCCGCGATCTCGCAGTAACGCTCCTCGATCTCGATTCCGATTGCGCGGCGGCCGAGCCGCTTGGCCGCGACGAGCGTCGTGCCGGAGCCCATGAAGGGGTCGAGGACGGTGCCGGCCGAGAACGGTCGGAGCGACATGCACCATGCCATCAGCCGCGGCGGCTTCTGCGTCGGGTGCAGCCATCCGTCCGCCCTACGCATGAACCCGTGGTACGCCTCGCGATGGACGCGGATTCCGATGGCCGCGCTCGTCCATGCCAACTCGGCCTGAGAGTGCTCGCACGTTTCGGCGTGCGTCTTGTCCCAGACGAGCCACCCGGTAGACCGAGGTAGCGTGTCGGCGTAGGCGTTGGCACCCCACAGTACAGACGGAAGTCCGAGGGCCAGAACGGCACGCGGGTCGAATAGAGAGTCGTCTCCGACGATCAGCCCCCCGACCTTGTTCATCCGTGACGGGCGCTCCCTTCCGAGCGCTACGCCATACGGCGGGTCGGTCACCACAACGTCGCATTTGATTCGCGGCATCAACTCCCGACAATCCCCGCAGTAGATCGTGATCCCGTCGCGCTCGTAGTAGGGCGTCACCGCCCGCACTCCCCGCGGAACGCGCGGATGTGGCCGACCCTCACTCCCCACCTCCCGGCGCCGGGACCACGATCGGCGTCATCCGCGCCCGCAGCTCCTCGACCAACTGCGGCACGACCCGGCGATAGAGCCGGTGTGCGTCAATATCCGTGAGCCGCGACAGGAACGCGGCCAGGCTGCCGTGCCAGCAGCCCGCGACGATCCGGACGCCCAACTCGCGGTCGCGGTGCAGCGTCAGGCATCCCAGCCGCGAGCCGACCGGGCCGAGCGTGAGGTAGTCGCGCGTGTCCGCGATGTCGCCGTGGCCGTAGACCTGCGCGGAGCCGTGGACCTGCGTGGAGCCGTAGACCTGCGCGGAGCCGTGGACCCGCGCGTAGTCGTGGACCCGCGCGGAGCCGTAGACCCG